CGTTTATCTTTTTTTGAACGCTTCGTTTTAGATTGAAGTTCTTTTTTCAGACGCTTCGTTTCGGATTTCGCGGAAAATTGGATTTGCGGATTATAAATACGGAATGTGAATTTGCTCCTTATGACTTAAAAAATTACGATTATCGTTTTGAATTGTTGGAACATCTTGAATCAGACGATTTGATTTCTTTAATTAATGATTACGCTAAAGATATGGTCATTAAAGAATGGGGTACGTCAGGATATTGTCAAGGTGATTATGTTGAAGGTATTGCTTATGTCACTAAAGAACAATACAATCAAAGGTGTGGTAGAACCGATATTGATTGGCGGCAGGGTGCTCTTGAATGTATAGATGGCGAAGTAGAAGCTATTGGAATGTGGATGTGGGGAGATGTAAAGGGATTTGTTTTGGAAAAGAAAGTCTCATACACAAAACAATATCACGATGAAGAACGTGAAGATGAAGAAGATTTTGAATGGGAACAAGTTGATTCCTGCTGGGGATATTTCATGGAAACTGAAGAACTTATTGCTGAAGTTATTTCCGAACATGATTTAAAAGAAGAAAGGAAGCAAATATGTTAGTTGATTTAACTCCTATTGATACTGAACGTATAAGAGCAGAAAAGTTCTTTAAAGAAGAATGTTCAAATATATCTAAAGACGATTATTGGATGTATATAATGAGCTATCCACAAGCTCATATAGAAACAGGTATTTATCATTCTGGAAGTGGAAATCTACACAAATATCTGTTTGAAGAAACCTCCAGTAATGATTTTGATTATAGCTGTGAGTATTGGAATGAATTTAATGAAAGTGCTACATGGTTGCTGCCTAATCCTTATGGTGTAGCTGATAACCTAGAGCAAATTAAAGAGTATTTTAAAAGACAAATATCAGATCCGGATGAAAAATATTTCATAGTTGTTCATCATATATACCAAGAAAAAGAAAATGCGTATAGAGGTGGAGGCTGGAGATGGCATAAAAACGGGCCGTATATCGGAAATCTTGAACCTCAGTGTGAATATCTGGATGACGAAGATTTTGGTCCTGATTTTCCAGGGTATGTCATTGGTTTTCATTGTTACAAATTAAAATAACATTATGGAAAAGTCAATTAAAGAAATCAGTCTTGAAATAACAAAGCTGAACGAAGAACTTAAAGATTTAGAATCTTTTTTGGAAAATGCTATTATATCTGCTATTGATGAGTATGTCAAAAGACAGAAAATTATTAGAATTAATGAATATTGTTTTGCAATTCCACTTTTTGATTGGGTAGAGTCTGCCAAAATCATTAAGAAATTTCTTCATAATAAACCTGTAAGCCAATGGGTTGAAAGTTTAAACAGAAAATTGCAAGAAAGTCAAAACGATAAAGTTGTTGTTTTTGAACATATAATTTCATGTCAAGGACAAAGAACAGTTAATAAAATACCAGTATTGAGTGAGTTTATTCAATTAATTATCAAACACTTAAACAGATAGGTTATGAATACAAGAAATGTAAATATCCCAGACATTGATGATTTGGATGCTTTGTGTAGAGCGATAGATTGGACGCAATATCAATCAATGCTGGAGCAATCTCTTGCCAATGAAAAGATTTGGGAGTTCGGATGTATGGATGAGTATAACCCTCACACAGATAATATTGCTCAAATTGAGGAAGAATTAAATTTTTTGTCTGCCGGCGAATATGAAGCTATTGTGAGAATGCACGATGCAGAATATTTTCAAGATTTTGTGTAAAATATAAAAATGGCACGAAGGGAGAATGGTTATGCAAAAAGAATTTGTAGTTTGCGTCCTTTCGAGGGACGACCTGAAGGACATAGGGTTAAACCCAGATAGTTTAAGTGATTCAGCTATGAAAAAGATAGCGTCTAAAATGGGAGAATCGTATTGTAACAATGGTTTTTGGGAAGATTTAAGATTTTATACTGGAGTGTTTGAAGAAACCAAAATTGACAAAAATGAATAAAGAGAACAATACAAAAGAGCCTAAACGATTGGTTACAATCGAATTGAGATATGAAGATAGGCCTGTCAATGAAGATGTGGGTGGATATACAACACGTACCATCACAATTGGTATTTATGATACTTTAGATGAAGCTATTGAGCATGGTAATAAAGCAATTGAGATATTATCTAAATATTTTGAAGTGAGAAGTGATGACTATTTTGATAAAAACGCCTTGTTTGGTATGCCCAGAACCTTGGTAAGTAATTGTTGTTATCGAACGCAACAGATAGCATATTTTGCTAAGATAACCCCTTTACATTTCAATGATTTGGAAGTTGCTATTAAAGAAGCTTTTGCGGCACGTGAAAGATATGTACAATATTTAAAAGAAAAAGATGAATAATTTGAAAGAATGTCTAAGCATAGATCAGATGGAATATTTGCAAAAACACGGAATCAATATTGATTGTGGAAGCGCAATTATCTATAAAATATCTGAAAATCCTGTTTATTGTGGATATTCTAGAAATATAGTTGTAGTTGATAGTTATATCAATAATTATTTAGATCAATATCCATCATTTACTTTGCAGGATATTTTACAACTATTGCCAAAACAAATAGTTGATACTTATAATGGATATAGGCTGACAATCGAATTTCCATATAATGAGTTTTGGGTAGGATATACACATTATGAGACTCGTGAAATTTTGAAAGGATGTTACGGGGATTCTTTAATAGATGCTACCTATAAAATGTTATGCTGGTGTATTGAAAATGGATATGTAAAACAAAAACAAAGAATAATATGAAAAAGGAATTAAAAATAGGCGATAAAGTACAAATTAAAGATGCACAGTTTTTTGGTAATTTCGATGAAATGCCAAATGCAATCATTAATTGTAATGGCGTAGATGTTTGTGAAGAAATGATTAATTACTGTGGCACCAAAACTACAATAATTGATACAGTTTTATATCATGGAATGACATTGTATAAACTGGATATACAGGCTGACGGGTATTTGTGGAGTGCTGATATGTTGGAAGTAGAAGATGAGTCAATAGACGTTTTGAAGAAATATTTAGATTTACAGTGGACAAAACAAATGACTCAATCACGCGATGCTCAGGCTTTTCACCATCCATTTATTGTGCGATATGAAAGCGATGGTAAATCTTACCAACAACTTATGGACGTTTGCTTAAATACAGCCAAGATCTCAAATGATATGTATATTATAATTAAAACATCCCATCAATTTGAGATATATGAACCTGTAAAGTTAGATGATCCTGAAATCTATAACTTGATTAAGCAATGTATTGAGAAGTTTGTAGGCAATAGACATGTACAACAGATATTTCCGGTAGTTCCGAATTTTTATGACGATTATTTGAATTTCAAATGAAACAGATATTTTACCAACTCCCAAATCAGGTTAGTATCGAACTGGTTAGCGAAATGCACTTACAGTGTTATGATTTCGGTCCGTTTGACACCCCTATTGAAGAACTGTTGGAAGATTATTCGCAGGCATCAGGAGAGCAACAATGCAGAATTGCCCAGTCAATTCGTCAACAGTGTGAATTTTACGCCGATACGGTTGGTTACAATGAAGACATTGCCAGCCTCATCTCTTTCGACAATCTTACAAATGATATAGAGCGTACGCTCTTGCAAGCTATTCAGCAATAATCTCATTATTCCCCTTTTTACACATTTTATGCCGTACAAGTCAGAGAAGATTTGTATCGCCGGCACCCAATTCGACAGACGTATTAAACTGACTCCGGATCAAAAAGAATATATTAAATGGTTGCGTGAGGAAGAAAAGATAAGCTACTCCAAACTGGCAAAAATGTTTGGAGTAAGCAAACGTCTTGTCCAATTTATATGCTGCCCCGATAAAGCTCAACGTGCCAAAGAACAATTACAACAGAGAAAATCTGAAGGGCGATACAAACCAACAAAATCAGAATGGGCAGACACAATGAAAGAACATCGAAGATATAAAGAAACATTAAAAAAGGAGGGCAAAATATGACAAAGGAGTTATTAATGGAATATTTCAGCACACTCTTTAAAGATTGCTTCTTATTCTGGAAACGTGAAGAAAAAGATATTCTGGAAGCATACGAAAGAGCACTTGAAGATATTAGAGCAATCAATAAATTACCCCAAACTTCAGATGTAGATGTTCATTTGGTTAAATCCGAATGGAATGAAGTGCATACCCAAATACTGCATGACTTGTATAAAGCACATAGTAACAACATGTTGGATTCAGAACATATCAGAATTTGCAGTCATTGTGGATTGCCTATGATAGAGGGGTATCACTGGGGAGACGAACGGTATTGTAGCAAAGAATGTTTAGATGCGGTGTATTCTCAGGAGGAACAAGATGTTGAAATGTATATGTTGGCTCCAGGAGAGCAATTGTCTGATTTGAGTGAATCTGAAAAAGAACAAGCGTTCAATAGTCAAGATGAATGTTATTGGACACAATGGGAATCAATAATTAAAGACGAATATTTATGAAAATTATACTTGACACAAGAGTTAGAGACTTTAATTTCTGGTCCGGAGCAAGCAATAACGTCGCAGATTTGACAGATGCACAGTGGGACGATATAGAAAGAACATTAGACGAGATTTATCCAGAGGGTATAACCGATACCCAACTCAATGATTTGTTCTGGTTTGATTTTGATACTGTAAAATCATGGGCTGGCATATCTGATTATCCTAAATATTTTAAGATTGTAGGGCCTCGTAAAAATGAGTGTGTTATTGCTGTGGATGATGAAGATGAAGAAAGACAATTAAAGGACGTTACCCACGATTGTGAAGTTACAGAACTTAATGAAAACCAACCTGTTGAAGCTGATGAAGATTTTTGTTTTTGGAATGTAGAATCATTCATATATGACGAAGACAATATGTATGATTCATATAGTATTCCAAATTATGCGATATGTGCTATTGAAAATGGAGATTTTTCAGGACTTGAAAATGAAGATATAGATAATATCAACAAGTTTTTGGCAGATCTGGACGAAGCTATCCCTAATGGGTATGTTTTTGATTGGGATAAAGAATCTTTAGAATCTCCATACTTTTCCAGTAATCCTAAATTTGGATTACCAGCTGATTGCGTGTTATTAAGAGTGTATGAATTAAAACAAGATTAATCAAAAATCAAACGATATTATGTATAAACGTACAGTCATCTTTAGAGATACAACTCACACTAGATGGGTTGTTAATTTTGAATTGCGTAACAATTCTTTAAATATTCAACGAAGTAGAGCCACATTGCAGGAATTGAATAATAAATACGAATTGTCTGTTACTGGTGAAGGTGGTTGCTCATGTGGACAATGTTATGAATATATAGCTCCAAGAACACCAGGTCAAAAACAGTTATTAGATATTTGGCATAAATATCATTTGAACAATATGTCTGCCGGAACTGTGAAACAAGATGACTATTTGAATAGTCAAGAGTATAGAGATGATTACAATAAATTCGTTGATTTATTTATTGGTTACGATAAAGAGCACAGACAACGGTTTGATAAAACTAGTTGGGATATTTTCTGCAAATCACTCCAAATATATCCTGATTATGTTGAGGGTGTCAAGACAATTATATTGAAATATATGAGTGACAACCCTATTGTATATATTTTGGGACTTACCGCTCATGGACTATCACACCAAATTGATGACCTTTATGTTAAGTATTTGTTTTTAGCAATACATGGATTATACAATGACCGTGGTTATAAATATGGGTCTGGATGGTTGCATGATGAGCTGCCAGTTGATATAGAGCAACAAATTGATTCACTATGCGACCTTATTGAACAAGAAGAGAAATCATTATCCTCAGAATTAAACCCTGTATTCGATATGGGGAATGAAGATTTTGTAGCAGATGAATGTGTTATTCAACAGGTTATGGATTTACGTCAATGTGACAGGTCTGAAGCAATGCGTTTTATCGCTTTGGGGATGCACTTGAAATATACATTTGGCGACTTGAATGACACTTTTAATATTGAAGATTCCGATTTACAACTATACACAGCCAACGGCACTCAATATTATTTGGGAACCGAAGATGAATTAATACAAATCGCTGAAGACACAGTTCATAATGATAGTGAATATGAATATTTTTGGAGAGAAGCTGTTTCTGCTGGTAGAACACAGGAATCTTTAAAAGAATGGTTAGATTCCATTGTTCCTATGGATGGGTGGTGTTCGGTATTAAACCATTGGAATGGTGAATACCATGAGTATGAAGTTGGAAATGAATGTATTTGTGTAAGTTTAACGTAAATATATAAAGATGAAAATAGCGGTTTTAGATTTCAATTGCAATTCTGTTGATATTATTACAGTTGACGAAGCTTTTATAGAAGAAAAATATAATGGAGAAATTGAAGATTTTTTGATCGAACATTGCCAATATAATTTGGATATGATTCAATGGATGGGGCCAATTGCAGAATTAAACTTGGATATGACGGAGCAGTCATTTGAAGCAGATAATTTTGTATGGACTCCAACCGAACAACATATAGAACACTTTAAAACTAAAAAATCGGATTGTAGTCAGATTTTAGAAATCTTATTGGTTGATGAGCGTATATTCGGAAATGATGAAGAACATTTAGTTGTTATGGATTTTTATGATGGGTATGCTATCGAACGACGGTATGATAATCATCCGCGATTGATTTTGCTTTATCCTACAACCGAAGAAGCAAAGCGATGGAATTGTGTGGAAGAAAAGGTATTGTCTTATACTTCTTGCAAAACAGAAGAAGATATTACCCCATACGATATTGCACTGGCTCATGGAGTTTTGTATTGGGAAACTGAATTATAAATTAAATTATGGAAAAAGATTTAGATCAAACTAGATACTGTACTAATTGTGGAAGTACAAATGTAAGATCGCAAATGTGGGTTAACCCTAATACACACGAAGTTTATAATCATTGTACGGGATTTGATGAAGAATACGACAATTATTGTGATTGTTGTAAAGAATTTGTAGAATTATATACTTTACGACAACTTTGGAAGGCTTTTGAAAATTACCCTGTCAATAATGATGATGAAATTGAAGCAGACTTTTTGAGTTTTCCTGCCGGCACTTCTAAATTCGATGTTTGGCATTGGTTTGATGAACGATGCCCTAATAATTTACATGATGATTTAATGTATTGATATGATAACTTCTCAGATAATATTACAACGTTTATCAAACGCTGTTAACGGTTCTGAAAAAGAACTTTATACAGATGGGGAATTGCGGGAATTTGCGGAATTCTATTTGGACAAATGGGATGACAATACTAGTGAAGATGTGATTGCTGAAGCTTTTGTAGATTATTGGTGGAATTCTTCTCATCCTTGTAGAAGGTGTTCCGAATGCGGATCATTAATGTGTGAAGGGTATTGTGTAAGTATGGGAGCGGCATATTATTGTTGTGACCAATGTTTATATAAACATTTTATACCATCCGAATGGCAACAGGAATGTGAAGATGATGACCAGAGTTATTATACTGAATGGAGATAATATTAAAAAAACAATGAAAACAAAAATATACAATAATATATTACACGGAGATTGGGTAAAATGTTCGCAATGTGGCGCAATTATGTTGTTGCCATGTGGTGTTGATCAATGCCCGGAATGTTGTGGTTGTGGAACATTATCTTGGATAGATGAAGCCCGTCAAGAAATAAATGTAGATGATTTAGGTGCCGATGTCTTTAATACGAATCACACCTTAAAACCGGAAGATTATTTGGATCCAGAAACGCTTGCTATGGAGTTTCCTGAATATTACAAACAATTAAAAACACCGATGATGGAACATACAGATTTTTATTGTTTAGTTAAAAGAATTAAACAAATGGAATATAAAGAAGTGTTTGAAGCAATTCAAGCACATGGAGGCTTTTACGAATGGGATGTAAATAGTGATAGCTATCCTATTATTGCTGTGAATATAGATAGTATTTGCCCTAATCCGATGGATGTTGTGATTACCAAAGCTTATGTTAAAAACAATATATTGTGTTTGGAAGGAGAAGATAAGGAATATGGTAATCCGGTACAATTTTCATGTGATGAAGTTTTTGCTGGACACTTGTCATATATCTTGGATTATTTGCCTGCCACAAGCACTGTTGATTCTGTTAAATCCGATTTTTCTACTAATGTTTTGTTTGGACAAGATGCAGTTAGAGCGTACGAAAACGGCAGTTTTCAAGAATTTGTAGATAGTTATGAGGGGTATAACCACATTGTTAGGAGTTTTGATACACCGGAAGAACAGCAAGCGTATTTGACAGGTTTGAATGATATGGATGGATGGCATGAATATCAGCAGTTGGAATCACATGAATTATTAGAAGACCCCAATATTAGTTATGAATAGGAAAACAATTAAAGTAAATAAAGATGGCTTTGTATGGCGCATCGTTTCAAAAAAAGAAGCTCAATTTATTTGGGAACATCAACTGATGGAGTTATATGTTTTATATGACGATGATAGTGAAGGACTGATTGAATCTAAAGACGCATTAGAGCAAGCTTTACAAGATGGGATTGTAGGAATAGAAGTAGGTCATTTAACAGGTTCTGAATCGGACTACTTATTGAACCTTCAGGAAATATCTACGCAAACTGTATTACGCATTACCGATTTGTTGGATTGCAGTAGACAGGAAGCATTTAAAATAATACAAGACTGGACAAGTGAATTTGGGGATATTTATGGACCATATCAATACACTGAGAACAATGACTACTATGAGTTATTAGACCATTTTATTGAAGAAAAATTTGAGTTATTGGCCAAAAAATATAATTCAGTTGCTTCTTCAGATATAAAACATGAACGTTCCGTATGGTTAAGGGCCGGAATCGTTTTATCTGGTACTAAAAAAGAAATTGATGCAGTCGTATCTGGTGACGGAGATATAAAAACCTTGTTGGATAAACAACAATTTAAATTTCAAGGTGATTCTTACATTCCTGAGTGTAGTGTAGAAGAATATAATCGCCAGTATGACACTGATTTTAATGTTAATGAAATTGGTTATAATTTATGAATAAAGAGAAAACAACAATTGAGTATTGGAGACATCCTACTGAAGCTGAAATTAAGTTTGGCGAAGGTGCTATTCATTGGTTAACAGTTGATATAGAAAAAGTCAAAAAGCCAAATGGAAAATTGAAGAAGTGGTTTATCCATACGGATGGGTTAAGATATAATCGTCCATAACAGTTGTTTGTTTTCATCCTTTATAAAGGGCTATCCTGGTTTTCTGGGATAGCCCTTTTATGTTAAACAAGGGTAAAAATGGACAACTATTCACACCATATAAAACAACATCATCTATTCATTTAAAAACGTAATAATTATGAGAACAGTTTTTTCAGATATACATCAAGTTGCTCATTTATGGGCACATCAAGCTCAGGAGGAAGCACGTAATTCCCAAGATAATTTTTATTTCCGTAATAATACCATATATTCTTATGGAGCACATTTTATATGTGGTCAAATAGTATTCAACAAACGCGGAGAGAAAGCGTATGTCTTAAACGATAACTCATATTCTAGCACCACATCAAAACATCAAGGGGTTGTCAAATCATCCATTCCTTTTGGTTCAACAATTTTCAGTACAAGTGGTGCTGATACCCCCAACACTATTGGTGACAAATACCAATATGGATATTCCCAGGCAATTAAAGCTGTTTGTAATAAGATAGTCAAGATTGAGGCTTTGATGCAAAAAGAAGTGAAGGCTATATCCAGAGACTATAAACCTCAGATATTAAGTCTGATTAAAGAAATTGACAGATGGATTAAATTTTGGGAATTGAATAAAAAACAAAAATGGGGTGTTAATTCTTATCTGCCTCCTGTATGGCAGCCTGATATTGATACATATCTGAACGCTTCTAAAAGAGCGATTGATGCTTGTTTTAACTGTACCAATACTCCTGAAAAGGCAGCGAGTTATTTGTATTTATTCAATTTGATTAGAGCTTTAGACGAAATCAATTATGAAAATATCGAGAATATTATATCTCAATTCTATGGATCTGATGTGGTAAAACAAGAACCGGAAAGGCTCGAAAAAATCAACAAAGCAAAAGCTAAACAAGCACTTGCAAACAAGAAAAAATTGCTTCAGGAAGATGCTAAGAATCTGAAAAAATGGAAAGCAAACGATAAACAGACATGGAACCCAAGCTCTGAATTTTGGGTCAAATTTGGATGGGACACATCATTGAGAATTAAAAACGATCTGATTGAAACTTCAAAACATATTAAAATCAGTTTGGAGGAAGGCAAACGGTTATGGGCATTAGTACAGGCTTTTCATAATGGGCATGAGTTTAGACATGACCTAGCTCTTGACTTAAATGGCCACCAATGGAAAATCAATTCCTATAAGAACGATATTCTTACGGCTGGATGTCACACTATTCATTTTAGTGAGTGTCAAGAAATTGCAAATCAATTGGGTTGGTAATATGCCGTTAAAGATAGAATCAATAAAAGTGGCCGGCACCAAGTATGATGGCCGAGCTAAATTGTCTGAAGACCAACGACAAGCAATAAGGATTTTAGCACGTGAAGGCTATAGTCAACGCAAGCTGGCTTCTATGTTTAATGTCAGCAAACGACTGATTCAATCTATTATCACACCTCCTGTACGCACTCCAGCTAAAAAACATACAAAAGAGTATTGGACTGAAGTCAAAAAAAGATATAGAGATAAAAAAATCAATTTATACAAATCTGGAAAAATCCAATTTAAAAAGAAGTAATTATGGAATCAAAAATCGAGATTTTAAAAAGTAATGTAATAGCAGCTTACAGATCTGGAAGTGAAGAAGTAAAAAACATGCTAACCCACCTGTTTCCAGATATGGATTTCAAGGGCAACGTGATGGATAGAATCAAGACATGGAAAGATGTTTGTAATGAGTTGAATATTCCTGATGATTGGGAAAATAATTTACAGCTACATGTTTTTGATACCTTCCATTTTAATGAAGGTGAAATGAAATGTGCAATAGCACACATGAAAATCTTAGCTATTGCTAAAGCTTTAAACGAAGGGTGGGAATTAACGAAAGATGCGGAAGAACGCGAAGAGGGATATGGCATATATTGGATTAAACGTGATGGAGTTCGTGGTGACGTTGATTTTCAAGTCGGCTCGAATTGCGCCCCCGGTTACGTGATCGCGAATGGCTCTTTCGGGTACTCGTATTGGAACATCGTGCCTCGGCTCTCCTTCAGAACACAGGAATTAGCCGAATATGCGGTACTTCAGTTTCCGGATATTTGGAGAGAATATTACAATAATTATGAACAAAACAAGTAATGACTCGAAAACGTAAAAAGCGTATTGTTTATACAGAATTCAATTCCGCTTCTATAAAAGACGCAAAACGTAATATCAAGTGTTTTTTGAAGGCCCTTCTATCTCAGATTGGCCTTCAAAGTGGAATTGATTACTGGGTAACAAATGATTTTCTCAGAATCAGACATTTGAAACAAGTAACTGGGAAAATTTTGATAACGCTTAAAGAGATTTTTCCAGTATTCAATTTTTATTGGAAAACCCCCAGAATTTTGGTTTGGTTTTAGTTGTTAAAATTGGGGGAAGAGTGCGTAATAACACATTAAAGTATATGGATATGGATATTTTATTTTATAAAAGAACAGTTCAAGCTTATTCAGATGAAGAATTGATTGTGCAATATAAAAATTATTTGAATCAGGTTGATATATGTTGGGATAATGCACAAGATTGTACCGGAAATCAAAAAGAATATTGGTTGGAAGAATACCACGAAGCAAACGAATGCACAAAGATATTAGAAAACGAATTGTCGTATCGTAACATCTCAATTTGATATGGGTAAATATTATTTTATACAAATAGGTGAAAAAGTTAAATGGGACATGCTTAACGATGGCAATTGTAAGACTATGCAAATATGCACTTCCGTACATGCTCCTATCAAAAACAATACCATTATTAATCTGATTCCTGTAAATGATGAATCAGACGATATTGAGGAAGAATCTTGTGTAAATTCATACACAGCAATGGCCGAAGAATTGCTTCCTGTTTTAAAAGACTTTGACAAAGGTTATTGGTGTGCTCTTCAAGATGCAGCAAGTAATGGTGCTGCTGATGCTGTCATTAAAGAAATGTTACGTGGAGCAGGATTTACATTCTGGGAAGCATATTGGCACATGAAACAATCCGATTTTCAGTCTGATAAATTAAAATCTCTTATACAGGAGCTATTCTGCCAACACCCTCAATATATTGAGTGGCAGGGTGTTGAATATCCTACAAAATCAATTGTCATCTTTGAAGGAACACCTGATGAAGAAGCGGTTGTAGTTTCTGTTGAACGCCTGGGAAATCAATTATTAGATGATATGGGCAATTGGTCAACCCGTGAAGCCCAGGAGATTGATGAACAGATTTATTACTTTTTAGATGAAAATACATTCAACCTTCCAGACCAAGATATATCAGAATTCTTAGAAAGTGAGGCATAATTATAGCAAATAATGGAAAATTTACAATTACTATATATTGATTTGTTTTGTGGTGCCGGTGGTACATCTACTGGAGTAGAACTGGCAAAACATGATGATAAGCAGTGTGCCAAAGTAATAGCTTGTGTTAACCACGACAAAAACGCTATTGCCAGTCATGCAGCAAATCATCCTGATGCACTCCATTTTACGGAAGACATTAGGACATTAGAGTTAGCTCCGTTAACAGCACATTTAGAGAAATATCGTACAATGTACCCCGACGCTTTGGTCGTTTTATGGGCCTCGTTAGAATGTACGAATTTTAGCAAGGCTAAGGGTGGTCAACCGCGCGATGCTGATAGTCGCACTTTAGCAGAGCATTTGTTTCGATACATTGAAGCTATTAATCCGGATTATATTCAAATAGAGAATGTAGAAGAATTTATGAGCTGGGGTGATCTTGACGAAAACGGAAAGCCAATTAGTAAAGATAAGGGCAATTCTTATTTAAGATGGATTGCTAATGTAAAAGCTTATGGTTATCACTTTGACCACCGTATCTTAAATGCAGCTGATTATGGAGCATATACATCCAGAAAACGTTTCTTTGGTATTTTTGCAAAAGGAGATTTGCCTATTGCATTCCCCCAACAAACACATTCTAAAAAACCTATAATGGGGCAAAAACATTGGAAACCGGTTAAAGAAGTTTTGGATTTTAGTGATGAAGGAAAGAGTATTTTTAACCGCAAGAAATCATTGGTTGATGCTTCGTTAAATCGCATTTACGCTGGTCTGATTAAGTTTGTAGCTGGAGGAAAAGATGCTTTTCTGGTGAAATATAATTCTATGAATCAGGCCGGTAAATATGTAGCACCAGATATTGAAGCCCCATGTCCTACAGTCGCAACTCAAAATCGTTTAGGATTAGCGCATGTTAATTTTTTGTCTAAAGCATATAGTGGAGATCCAATGGGGAAAAACATAAGTGTTGAACAACCGGCTGGAACAATTACTACTAAAGATCACCATACTTTTATTTCTGTACATTATGGCAATGGATTTGTAAAAGACGTTGACTCTCCAGCTCCTACGTTGACCACAAAAGACAGATGTGCTTTGATTAGCTCCACATTTATTGTAAATCAATATTCTGGTGGTGGACAAACTTCAAGTTGCCATGAACCATGCGGTGCCGTAACTACAACCCCTAAACAAAATTTGGTAAGTTGCAATAGATGGCTAATGAATCCGCAATACCAGTCTGCCGGCGGTTCTGTAGATGCACCGTGCTTTACATTGATTGCCAGAATGGACAAAATGCCACCATATTTGATTGAAGCAGTTGATGATGGTGAATTACCGTCTTTTATAGTCCCAGTTAAAGAAGGCTTTATGTATTGTATTTATGAAAATGATTCAGAACCTATGAGGAAAATCAAAGAGTTTATGGCTTTATATGGCATTATGGATATTAAAATGAGGATGTTGAAAATTCCAGAGTTAAAAAGAATTATGGGATTCCCGGATGCTTATGTGCTGGTTGGCACTCAGGCAGAACAGAAAAAGTATATCGGTAATGCTGTTGAAGTTAATATGGCTAAAGTATTGTGTGAAGCTTTGTGTAATACATTATCTACTATTCAAAAGAAAGTTGCATAAAAATTAATTATTATGGCAAAACAAGTTACAAGATCAATGGCTGATGAAGCTGCTAAACAGTTGGCTAGCCAAGTGTTTGATAAGAAAATTGAATTGGCCGAACAAGCGGAGCGTCAATTTGGGGATGAGTTAATAAAGAAATATATTCCGGCTCCTATTTTAGCAGTGGGAGTGGAATATAGCTCATATTTTATCAATAAATCTAAGTATTTGGGATTCGCTACATCATTTGGTGGACAGATTCAATCTAACATAGTTAACCCTATCTCTAATAAATATATACAAATTGAAATAGAAGATTATAAACATGCTAAGGTTTTAATAGATAAACGTAAAAAATTGCAACAAAACAAAGGGGACTATATGTCGAAAGTATCAGATGCTTTGTTGCAATTGAAATCTTTCAAACGTATTAAAGAGAATTTTCCTGAAGCATTACCTTTTTTGAATTTTGCAGAAACCACTGCATTAATTCCTCAATTTACAGAACTTAGATCATTGTTAAACAATTAAATGATAAATCAATATGAATACAGAGTATCAAAAAATTAACACGCTGTTTATGTGTGATGAAAACAACATTATTATTCCTGATATGTTTACTTGTCCGGAATTTGAGTATTTAAAAGACTTGAAATGGGAGGCAACAGAAAAAATTGACGGAACCAACATCCGTGTTGAATTATATTTTGGAGCACAATATGATGATGAGCCAATTGAATGCCGGATGAAAATTAAAGGCCGTACTGAAGCTGCACAATTACCCACACATTTGACCATGAAACTGGATAGCTTATTTGGTCAAATAAATTGGTTGGAAATTTTCCCTACAGTAATCGCAGGAACAACGGTAGTTTTATACGGAGAAGGATATGGGGCTAAAATCCAGAAAGGGGGAAATTATATTAAAAATGATGTTGGTTTTATCTTGTTTGATGTTAAAGTGAACAATTGGTGGTTAAACCGTGATGCTTGCCAGGACATTGCCAGTAAATTAAATATTCCAATTGTACCTTTCATTGGATATATGACCCTTCCAGAAGCGATTGAATATGTTAAATCAGGGTTTAAATCTGTTATTGCCGAAAACAAAGATTATGATGCTGAAGGATTGGTCCTCAAAACTCCGCATGGATTACAATTCAGGAATGGTGAACGTATCATCACAAAAATCAAGACCGTAGATTTCCGTAAATATAAAAACAAATACGGCGATGGTCCGGTTGAACAAAAGCCAAATCCTCATTATAACAAATAATATAGCCCAAATGCGTTTAGCCGGTCATCGCAGCCGGCTGGGCACTAATATTTAATTGTAAGTAATATGAATAAAGAACGAAAAGCAAGATTTGATGATGTAGTAGCGCAACTTGAAGAAGCTAAAGATACACTTTCGGATATTCAATCCGAAGAACAGGATGCTTATGATGCTATGCCAGAAGGTTTTCAAATGGGATCCAGGGGTGATAAAATGCAGGAATATATAGACTTAATAGATGAAGCATTTCAAAAAATTGATGATGTAATATCTTTTGTTGAGAAACAGATTATAGAAAAGCAATAAAACATTTGTGTATATCTTTTGTTTTCAATATTTTTGTAGAAAAAAGAAGTATGGATAGAAAAGTATTATGTGAAATTGTTAAAGACATTAGACAAAAATCTGGAGTACCCATGAAGACTATTTGTGCCACAATGGATGTTATGCCTACATCTGTATATCGTTTGGAAAGTGGAACTAATAATTTTAATTTGAAATTATTAATGAACTATTTGAATGCTATAAATGCCAGAATAGTTTTGTCTTCAGCAAATAAATCAAGTGTTGTATTTTCTGATTATGAACAGTTTATTGACTGGCTCATTCAAACAAGAACCCAGGTTTCTTATACTCAACGAATTTTAGCAGAAAAAACAGGCATTACCCATGTTACTATAGCTAATATTGAATCTAAGAAAAATGTTGTAACTATTGATTACTTTTTGAAAATTATAGAAGTATTGAACTATGAGTTAAATATAGAAAGTATATAATATGAATATTCAGCATAAGCATTTAAAGATTTTCGCTAAAACATTAGGCTTTATATGTTTGTCTTTTGTCATGTTTGTAATATTTGTGGCTATTTCTAACGTAGGTTTGGCCAAAGCATTGTTTTTTGCATTTCTGTTAATTGCATCGTGTTGTATAGCAATAACTATAGGAGCAAAAAACAATGCGTATGGGTGTGGAGTTATTTTAGCGATAATTATTTTAATTATGGCCTGTATAATGATTTGGAATACAGCCTTTAATCCTAAAATATAAATCCAATAAATATAATTAATTATTTTGTTGAGATTGATATTTGCGTATTAGCTCTGCCTCTTCTTGTTTTTTTTCTTCATCAGTTAAATCACTGTTGTAAATTAAAGTCTTGCACATTTGTAAGTCAGAAGCGGAATCTAATTTTCTTGCTCTCCAGGGATATTTTTTCTGAATAGCCCATTCTTCATTTTGAATTTGCATTTCATCTGTAATTTGTTTGGAATCTTCGTATTCATACCAAAATACGCTTCCGGTAATAATTAAAATGCTGGCTATGACATAAATTAATATGTTTTTACTGTGCTTCATCGTTTTAATTATTTGTTGTACAATATATTAATGTTTGGATTTATTTTTCTCAAAATCAGAAAAATACAACATCCAACCTTGCATCTTTCCAGGTAAGAATTTATTTCTACAATCATAACAAAGGTAATATGCAGAGTCATCAAAAGAATACATAAAGCCTCTATCATATACAACTTTACAACAATCACACTTAAATCGTTTTTGAATTTTGCGTGATTTGTAGTTTCTAACAATATATTTCCATTTTTTATTAGACATATAAGTAAACCGATAATTTGTATGATTGTTATGCAAATATAATGATTTATAATAATATACATATAATATGTAGAAAATTATCTGTTGTTGAACATGAAATAAACAGTAGTCCTATTTTAAATAAACCATATATAATATCCAAATATGAACAAAAAGAATACCAACATAACGCCTCCAGATAAACAAAAGACTCTGGAAGCGTTTTTTCGTTACTATAAACTGAGTAGCCTGTTGTTCGATCGAAGACGTGATGAAATATACAATGTCACAGATATTCCAGAAAATAATGAGTTTTATAAGCCAGCAATGGAAATTGCGAAACAACTTGATATTGATTGGAAAAACATGTCCCACGAAGATAGTAACCGTATTATGTTATCACTTTTAGAAGATGCGTTTAACTTAATATGTGAAATTGAAAATTCAAAATCCATTGTATTACAAACTAAAATTATTGTCAAAAAATGAGTGTTGCTCGGATATATGATTTGTATGCTCAGAAAATAGCAGATATAACCCATATTCCCTATCCATATATTGTAGCTCTAAGAGACCAGGGGATATTGGATCAAAAAGCTGCCAGAGATAAATTGATATTCCATGATTATTGGAAATTAGTCAAAACAAAACAATTTACTGAGAAACAAATTATTGAAAAGTTGTCTGGTGTGTATAACGTCAATCAACGTAAAATTCAGTATGTGATTAAACAAAAGCCTAAGCGCATGTGCTATTGTCGGAATTGTGGTGCTCAATTATCGCAAACTATATTTATCCGGAACGATGGTCTATGCGATAGGTGTATTGCTCACCAAATAAATTTATAGTTATATGATGAAAGGTTTTCATATTGAAGCGTATCAATTCTATAAGAAAGAATACGCAGGTATAATTTTGTTTCATGTAGGTAAAAACTACGAAACTTATTTAGATGATGCTTTATGTCTATGGGAAATACTATTACCTGGCGCAGAACATCAAGACAGAAATTCTATGTATCGCTTTCCTGAAAACAAACTGATGGATGTACTTCAAAAACTTCAAGACACAGGACTATCAGTGCATATCATAGAATATCGTAACGCTAATGGAGAATTTGCCATCCCAAAAGTGAAACAAATTTTAGATGATATGGAAGCTGATTATTAATATATTCGATACAATAATAATGATTTGTCCAAAACGTTGATAGATAGTTATTTATAATAGCTATATTAGTTAATTTTTGAATAATATAAACACTTGATTTACAATGACTTAAATATAAAAAAGATATTAAAATGAGTATCTATTTAAAAACAATATAGTATCTTTGCCTCGTAGTCTTAAAGATTAACGAGGCTTTTTATTTGATAACAAACAATATCATAAATATGGAAAAGATTAAAACAAAACTGAAATTCATTAAATCAGAACGCACAGGCTCTTGGGTTGGGTTTGTGTCTATTAACACTAAAAATGGTTGTATAAAAGGGGTAAGAGAAGACGCGAGTGAACCTAAAAAAGTATGCGTGGCTACCCATGAACTATCGCCGATAATTGAAGTTGGGGTGTTATATGATGTGGAAATGATTCCGATGAAAAATAAAAATGCAGGGTTTATTGTTGTTTCCGCAGAGCCACATGCTTTTGAAGCCAAAATTTATACAAACGTGGTTAAAAATGCTGTTTACAATGTTGAAGTTAAATTTGGTAATAAGACTATCAAATACGACCCAATGGACGGTAGAAAAGACACTGTAAGAACTATAGAAGGTGTGATTTCAGTTTTGGAAAATCGAAAAGATATAAAAAATCTTTTACAGGTAGTAGAAGACTTCCGAAGAACAGCCAATATTTTACTTACAACTTTTAAAAACGACGGTTATTATGTCGCGCCGAATAAAAAGCATTAAGCCTAAATTACCTAGAAAACGTAAAAAGGCTTGTATTAAGGCACAAGGACGTAAATCGTATTATGATACAATTCGATTGGCATTGATTACAGGCGAAATTCCATGTAAATTCTGGGTAAACGCTTCTGTAATAACAAAACTCCAGCCTGCTAAAAATGGAGGTTTGTACCCGATGCCTGTTCCTACACGATTTTGGTAGATTTTAAATATGATACATATTCCAATTGACGGAATTGCCACCGATGCTGCACATTCTGTAAAAAACAAAATTACAGAATACCAAGGTATAAATTGCGTATTTACAAACAGTTGTTACTCAATGCTTTGTAAACAATAAGTCTGAAATATGGTCATAATATTTAAAGGAACATT